TGATGATAGTGTGTCGTAGTCCCAGCTCCCGTCTTCTCTAACGTAAGAATCAAAGAACTCGTCGAGACGAGATTGTTTGTCTTTGAGTTGACTTCTGTAAGCGTCGTCCAAACCGAACTCAAGAATGTTTTCGTTACCCAGGTCAAACTCTAGACCTTCAAGGGTATCTACCTCCTGAGCCATGTTTGCAATCCACTGATCGTCAATCACAGACTCGTAAGCTCCAGTTTCGACTTCTGGGGCGGCGTATCCACTGCGGATATCCTCAATGCTCTGGCGAGCTTTATCCCCGTCCATCTTCATTTGAAGCTTGGCAAGATTGACTTCTTCCTCTGAGTAGAGGTCGGTATCAACCTTGTACTTGCTATTAACCAAAAGGTTCAGCTCATCATAAGACAGGTTAGGATACTCATTCGACATCTGAATGCGAATAGCGGTCATGTCATCCATACCTTCTGGATTCAATGACTGAAATCTAAACCAGTCTTCTGGTGCTCGGCCCGTTTCCTCTACGAACCTCGCGATGGCTTCGACCCTTTCGTCGATAGCGTTAGTTTCTTGTATATCGAATTCATCAAACGAGTTGATGTCTCTTCCGAGACGCTCGCTCATGAACTCCATGACAGCTTGCTCTAATTCAGCATCGCTGTACTCTTCTTCCATAGGCTGTTGAACCTCTGGCTGAACTTCAGGCTGATACTCTGGGGCTTGCTCTGGCTGCGCCATTGGCTCAGCTTGAGGCTGCTCTGGAGTCATCTCCTGCTGCTCTACTACTTGTTCAACTGGCTGCTCTGGAGTGGATTCTACAGAAGCAGCGAGGTCCTCAGGGTTACTGAAGACCTCAAATCCTGCAATGGTTTCGTTATTTTCTTCCATTATATTTAATTAATTGGTGTTTTATTTTAGGCTACGTAACACAGCAGACCAGCCCCAGTAACAGAGGTGAATCTACCGTAAACCGTAGCTCCTGGCTGCACAGCAACCGTGACGTTTCCGCTTGTGGCCTTGTAAGCGTCACTCTGGTAAGTGTAGTTACTTCCTTTTACTGTCGCGCTTATAGCAGAAGCCGTGGGGTTGTTGATAGCGTAGATGTGTTTGTCAGTAAAGGTCAGCGCATTAGTGCTGCTTAGCTGATACATATCTTTAGGAAAAGCGTCTGACGGATGTGCCATGTCTTATTTATTATGAAAGTGCTACTGCTGAGCTGTCTAAACCGAATACACCGTATTCAGCGATTTGATCTACGTCTGTGCCGTGGATGCGAATAGTCTTTGTAGGGTTTACAGGAATCAAAGCGAAACTTCCCCCAGGGATCTTAGCAAACACTTCGTCTTGAGTCTCACTCAAGTACATGTACTTTTCTTGATCTGCGCTAAGGTTTCTGACAAACAAGATGGCTACTTCTGTTTTGTCGTCTGCCTTGTAAACTACTCTGGCGTTATTTGAGGCGCCCTCCTGAGTGCCTAGGATTTTCGCCCGCGTCAAACTCCCTGTATCGCAGAGGATATTAGACACGCTAGTGAGTGCCAACGGCGAAGAGAGCACGTCAGCGCTGTTCAGCGATATTGATGCCCTTAAAGTAGCCATTATGCTTCGAAGATCAGTGCGTACTCAACCGTAAGAGCCGTGCTCACGCTAGGCGTGTAAATAACGTCAGCGTCTGGAGTAGAGTCAGCATCTGCGTTCCAAGGAAAGAAAGCCCAGTCTCCAGCGTAGAGACGGCCAAGCTCCATATCGCCGATCTTCAACAAGATGTACTCGGTAGCAACCGTAGATGTGTTCTTGATGTAAACTTTGTGACCCTTGTCGTCAGTGTAGCTTGCAGCTGCAAAGAGCGTTACAGCAGATGTAGCAGTGGTTGTTTTTCTACCTACACCAGTAGTTTGATCCAGGCCAGTAGATGTACCAGCCTTCGTCAAAGTAGCTGTGGTGTTCAGCGCGAGAGCATCACCAGTCAGGTCAGAGCTCGAAAGTGTTAATGTTGCAGTGGTTGTAGCCATTATTGTTAGTTATATGAATGCAAATATAGCAATTATTTTTTAGGGGATTTCTTTGCCCTCCAGCTTACACGCTTCGTGCTTTTCTTTGCCCGCATGCCTTTTGTGGTGCATTGAGCAAGGGTGGGGCGACAAGCAGGATATCCCGTGCCCCTACTAGATCCAGCACTCTTCCTGCCACAGGGTACAAACTTGCCAGCTCGCTTAGAAGCCTTGCAGTCTACCCAGCCTTTACCCTTGTTCCTGCTGAACCATTTCTTTAGACCCTCCTTAGCCATTACTTCTTGGACTTGTTACCCCAGTTAGCTGCACCCACCTTCCTGCACCTAACGAGCGCACCAGAAGCATAAGCAGAGGGCCACACCTTGTATCGACTTCTTACCTTGTGGTAGCAAGCATCCTTGACCTTACCCCCCTTTTTAAGAACCTTGCAGCCACAGTTACATCCCTTCTTACTTCGCATGACTTACGAGCTTGAATTTAGCCTCTTTAACCGCGCCTGGATGTGGCTTATAATCTCCTTTCATAAGGAAATATCTACCCCTATCCACCATCCAGTGAAAACCAGAAGGTGCAGGAACAGACTTCGTAGCGGAGCTGACTTTAAGCTTACCGCCTTTGTTTTTTTTGACGGCATTCATGAGTAGTTTCTACATCTCCACTTCCTGAGGGCAAGAAGTTTTCTTGTGGGCTTTTTTACTTTTTTGCCAGTCTTTCTGTTGGTCACCATCTTATACAATGGCCCTTTATTTCCGCTCATTCGAGCGCAGAACGACTTTCTTCGGGCGGCTCTTTTGCCTTTTGGTTTAGACTCAGTTACAGCCGTTTGAAGGTTGCTACCAGTTTCTCTGTTGTACTTTGCAACACCAGCAGCTGTGAGTCCTCCAGATCGAGACTTGTGTTTGCCCATCTTAAGGCTAACATTCCCCCCCTTTTTATATGACTTCACCGCCTGCATGCAGCAAAGATAATAAAAACAAAATTACAGGGTGGCGATGAGGTCTTTGTCCTGCTGTGTCAGAACTCCGTCTTGATCGTAGCTGAGCTGCATAGCCACTTTCGTTGCATCTGAAAAATCTCCTGACAAAACATGTTTGATGAAGGCCTCTTCTCCTACCTCGTCTATAACTGCGTTAATCTGAGCTCTTGTATAAGCCATTATGGGATAGATAATAATGAGTTTTCAGAAGTAATTTCAAAAACACCCTGTTGAGTAAACGAGCTGCCGTCGCTGCTGGTTTCCAACGCAAAATGGGTAGCATCAGTCTGACTGTTAAATCCAATTCTCATGCTACTAATGCTTGGAGGGGTTGGAAAGGCAGTGCTATCAAACTTTAATTGCACCCAGTTGTTTGCGGCGTTTGTGCCTAAAGCCCAGTACATACTAAATGTGCTGCTGGAATTGTCAAATGCCTTCCATTCTGGATAGCTTGAACTATAGGTGTGACCAGCACTTATGGTGTAATCGTTGCTGCCGTCACTGTCAGTAGTCGCGTTTGTCATGTATTGAGGGTAAGCATTGGTTCCGATGGTTCCCGACTGTCCAGTGTTCTCATAAAACCTACACTCATAAACAGCTATCCTGTTGCTAGTCTGAGAGCCATCAGAGGTCACCCCCCTTATCCTTAAATACCTGGCCGAAATTCCAGACTTGGTGTAAGTAGTTGAGGCCTCTGCACTTTGAATGGTATCGCCAAACTCTTGAGCCCTGACAGTCAAGGTTCTAGTTGAGCTAGATGTATTAGAGTCTACAAAAGTAAACGTGTCAGAAAGTGAGCTCTTATCGGTTTCTAGGCTGCGGTCAAACGCTGAGTCGGCAGCAACAACAGTAGATCCAATTTTAGAGCTAAGAGAAAAGTTTGGGTTTGTGTAACTCGAATGATTATTTATCGTTACAGTAAACTGACCAAACGCACCTTCAGTTACAGTTAATGTAGGCGTAGTTGATGCTGTCCCTCCCCCTGATGGCACATCGTGTCCGCTTATTTTTTCTATATCGGCCATTTCTACTCCGCTGTATTTTTCAATATCTGGCATGTCATTATGCTAAATCTATATACTCTTGAGAAGGGTTGAAGTAAAAGATATCATTAGCTACTGCGTGACCAATAATTCTTTGGAACCCAGAGGTAGGCGCGGTAGGCGTTGCTGATGCATTAGTAGCGCCAAAAACTTGAGCCCCTGCCGTTAGCGAGCTAGAGTCCGCGTGTACAAACCCCCTTAAAAGAAATCCAGAGGCCATCGTGCTGCCTAGAGAATACCCCAACAAAGCTTTTTGAGCCGCTTCAGTAGAGGAAGAAAAGGCCTGCCACGTACTGCCATCGTAGTAATAGATCTTACCCACCGTGGTGCTGCTTGAAGAAGTCCCCAAAAAAGTAATTTCTGCACCGTGTCCAATATCAGCCGTTGAGCTAAGGCCAGTAGTGTCGGCGAGTACCTTATCAATCGTAGCACTACCGCCAATATTAATGTCGCCAATTACCTGAACCTCATCGTCCGCTCGGAGCTCAAGGTTTCCGTCGGCATGAATCTCTAAGTTTTCAGGAGTGTCGGTGTCTGCTTGGATATATGTGTTTGTAGAGTCGCTATCAAATGAAATTTTATTGTTTAAAAAATCAAAGATATTGCCGCTAGACGAATCTCCAAAATTCATTCTAGAACTTGCTCCCGTCGGAGATATGTAGCTTTGAGTTGCACCAAAAACACCACCATAAATTTTTATCCCTGTGTTGGTGCTGTTTGTAGAATGAACAGTTAAGAGAGAGCTATCAAACGTGAGCTTTGCCTCTGCCTCAAGGGTGTCTGCGGTACCAGAACCAGTAATTACTAGGTTGTCCGCATTATTGTTAATGGTAGTGCTACTGCCACCGCCGATGTCCCCAAAGTCAACAAACTTGATAACATCGTTATCAGAAGTGTCCTGAATAAGAACCTTATCGTCAGACGCTGGCGTACCAATATCTGATAAGCTCAGGCCGTCAGTAATTACTTTTTTCCAGGTAGCCACTTAGCTTACTTTTTTTCCTGGAGCTTATAGAGTCTTTCGAATTCCTTCTCCAGTTTGGTTATGATGACAGAGACAGTTTTTGCGTCAGACCCCTTGATAGTGGAGTTTGACATAGCTTGATTCAGAATCTGAACCTCATTAATTTCTAGCTTCATTTAATTTAATTTTTGAGTTGATTTTATTTACAATGTCCGCTACCACGAAGACATCCCTACCCTCAAAATTAGACTTAGAAATTAAAGAAAGCAGGTAATTTAATTCTTGGATATTGAACTCATTAGTTTCAACACCTTGCTTCTTTAGTATAGCGCTCATTATGCTGTTCTGATGTAAAGCTTATCGTCTCCTGTGTCAAAGTGAAAACTACCTACACCGCCAGCGTCTCCTGTTGGAGCAGTAGAGTCTGAGCTAAACTCCATGACGGCAATTGGGAAGCTAGTAGTAGCGCCAGCAGCCTTTACAACCATCTGGGTTAGCGCTGCCCCGTCAACGAATCCAACGAATGGGTTCTGAGTCGAGTCGCCAACCTCGATCTCAAGGCCACCAGTACCCGTGTTGGCTTCTGAGCTGCTGCCGTCAGCGCAAAGAATAATCTTGTCGTCAACGGTCAAACTTGTTGAGTTAATTGTCGTGGTTGTTCCGTCTACCTGAAGGTTACCACGAATAACAACTGTCGTGTCGTCATCAGCGTCGCCAATATTCAGCGTATCAGAACCATTGTACGAAGCAAGAACAGTTGTGAGGTTAGCCTTACTTACATTGACGTCAGTGTTAGTGGTAAACGTAAGATTCGACTGCATATATGACTGAAGAGCAGCAACGCTCAGCTTTCCGTGAGTCGTTCCAGAAGCGTCATAAATAACCAAGCCGTCTGTGCTGGCAGTCGAGGCGATGGCAGACATCGAATTGATGTCGATCTCTACGTCTGCAACAGTAGCGCTACCATTGTAAGTGGTCATAGAAATACCACCACCAGCTGTGCCTCTTAAATTTGCAAGGTCTGACCCAAGCGACACACCACTAATAGTGCTATTAGCAAGCTTAGCGTTGGCAATCGACCCAGCAAGCTGAGCGTTAGACACACCACCAGACTTAATGCTTACCGCTCCAGATGAAACGCTGAAGTCAGTAGATGCGAAACTTGCGATACCTTTGTTTGAGGTGGTTGCGTCTTCACCAGAAACGGTTGCCGTTCCAGAAGAGTAAGAAACATCAACCCCCTCACCAGCGGCTACAATTACAACACCTTTGTTTGAAGCAGAAGAGTCTTCAGCCGCAACTGTAAGTGTAGAGCCAGACGCGCTAGTGCTAATGCCTTCTCCACCAGCAATGGTAAACGATGCATCACCAGTAGCAGCACCAACGGTATTAGTGTCGTCAGCGGTTACGGTAACATTAGTAATATCACCTGATCCGCTACCAAAGTTCTGCGCTACAATGTAATCAAATACAGCATTACCCGTTACCAAACCAGTTTCGCCATTTGCTACGCCTGATGCTGCATCTGTAGCCTTATCTGCGTCTGTTAAGACTTTTTTCCAAGTAGCCATCTATTATTTTTTTTGTAAAGATACTAATTTTTATTACGAATCACTAACACCAAAAAACAGGTTGTCCTGATCGTCTGCATACATACCCCCCTCAAAAGCTGTTGGTGGTGTGCTGAACCGTCTAAACTTTATAGTTCCATCAAGGTTTATATACCCAGTTCCGTTAGGGGTTATTGTGATATTCCCGTCTGTAGTGCTGGTGAACAAGGATCTTGACTGTACGTCGAGGTTTCCCCCCAGCTGTGGTGTGGTGTCTTCTACTACGTTAAATAAACCGCTTCCAGCAACTGAAGTCCACTCCGTATCGTAATCATCATCAGACAGTTTTACGAGGTACTGACCTGTAGTCCCACCAATAGGGAATCCAGCCCCTGCGTCACCAGTGTCTCCTTTCTCTCCCTTCTCGCCCCTGCTGCCCTTCTCAAGAACTTCTACCGTAATATCTGACGGCTTGGTAACCGTCATGGACGTAGGGGAAGGGACAGATACGTTTACCGTGTTTTTGACGAGAGACTGCGTGATTGTTTTCACCAGCGCATCAGCAGTCGTGACATCTATAGAAATGTCAGACGGCTTCGTAACCACAATAGAGGATCTTCTCTCTGGGGTTATCGTTACCTGCGTTGTATCTCCGTCAAAGGTTAGTGCCATTAGTAAACGCTGTAATACGTGTTTAAGTTAGAAAGAATAGCAGAGCGCTCAGAAGACTTGTCACCGTCAAGCATGATGATCTCCTGTACGTTACCTACGAAAGTGTACTGGATGTTATTCCATGCATTGAGGATGTAGCCAGCTCTGAAACTCCCACTTCTGGTGTAGTTTGTATCCCCAACCACGTCATCTCTTTGAGCGGTGTTTACGTTAGAAGCATCTCTCCGCACGTTGAATATCATGTGACCAATAGTAGCGAAGTTCGTGTTTGCACCACCGTCTCCAAATCCGTCATTTTCGTTTGACCCTTGATTTACTTGAAGGTTCAATGCGTCGTCACGTATCCAAACCCTGTTGTCGTTGCCTACTTGCGTTCCAGCAAGCATACCATGATTGTTATTTGTTGTTGTCTTGTTACACACAGCCCAAAAATCGTACTCAGCAGAAGCTGAAAACTCGCTATCCATAATCATAGTTGAATCTTCTGTTTCTACACAGGGCTTTCCACCGTCTGTCAATACAGATCCAGCTGACACGATCTTTGGCTTTCTGCTAGAGTAACTAGAATTGTCATACCACGTAGCGTCATTACCATCGCCAGTAGAACCGCCTTGGGCCTGATCATACCACTTCACTAGGTACCCATCGCCGCTACCACAGTGGCTTAAAAGAGCTGTGGTATCGAGTTCGTGGCTAGAATCAAATCCTATATCAGCCTCTACGTCGCTGTCATTAACAACCCTTATTGCGGCGCCCTCGTAAAGGTGATTTACTCTACGAAGGCTGTAAGCAACGGATGTACCCCCAAACCCATCTGCATCGCCGCTAACAAAGCCTGATGAACCAACGTAGTTAGAGATAACAATTTTGGTTGAAAGAGGGGGTGTTCCAGTAGACTGAGCATTCAAAATGGTGTCAGCAGACTGAGATATGGAAGACGCAAGACTGGTGGACGTGTATGCTGTGCCTTGCGTCCAGTCAGCTGCTGTATCTGGGTCCGCGAAAGCTTTGTCAGAATAGTAGCTCGTTCTGGTTAAGGTTTGACCTGAAGCTGGGAGGACTCCAAGTGTCCTTTGAAACTCTCCTTGCCCGTCAGCTCTGGCCGTAAAATAGTATTCAATGTCCTCTGTGGCCCCAGTTACTTTTGATTCAGCCTCAGAGGCAAACCTTCCAAGATAAAACGTGTCTGTGTCTAACATTATCGTTCCAGAACTAGCTGGAATCATAATGTTGTAAGCATCACCCTGTGGGTCACTAGGTCTGTGAAGCCAGGTTCCTGTAACGGTATTGTTTAAGTCGTGACTGTCAGGGTTTTGATTGATGCTATTAGCGAATCCAATAGACTTTACGTTATCTCCGCAGGTGAGCGCGTCATGACTAGAAGTAGCGCCCCTAATTGGACCAGAGTTAAACCCAGCCCAATTCATGGCGCCTTGGATGTACGGAGACCCCATTACGACCCCTCCTAAAAACCTAGTACCTCCAAGAAGGCATGTTCCGCTTATATTAATAGCCTCAGCGGTAACAAGACCCTCAAAAACAGTGTCGTTAGACTGAATCAACCCTGTTCTGTCCAACCTGATTATCTCATCTCCGTTATTGAACAAAAGAAAGGCGTACCTGTCAGAGTCGCTTTTAACAAAAAAGATACCCTCTAAACTGCTATATGTTTCGTTCAGGTGATTATTCGATGGCTGATGGGTTAACGCTCTAAACCTAGTTACGCTAAGAGATCTTACGTATGAGAGAGTGGTTATATCGTAAGCCGTGGAAAGACTATACTGATGTACGTTGTTTGAGGTTGTGGTGATATAAACTACAGTACCGTCAGAGTTAAAATCTAACCCTCTTGCGTTTCTATCTATTACAGAAAATGTTATGTCTTTTGACGCATTGTAAGTAGCTGTACTCAGATCCCATGCGGTAGTTAAATCCCAAACCCTACACCTTGGGGATGCGTCGTTATCACCATCCAAAACGTAAAGAGTTTCGCCGTCTGGAGTAAACCTTAGGGCAGAAGGGTTTCCGTCTTGTGATCGAATGTCTAATGCAGCTGTCGCGGCGGTTGATATAGTAGAAGCGTCCCATGCTGTGGTGGCCGTATACTCCTGAATTTCATCCGTTTGGCTCCCAACAATAAAGAATTTCTTCCCGTAAGTAGATGAATCATTTGGGTCGTCAGCAATATGGATACCGTAAAGCTGACCCTCAAATCCCCTGCCGCCAATAGATGCGGAACCAGCTAGGTTTACATCGACAATGTTTGCTACTGTTGCGCTTTGAAGGTCCCAAGCTGTGGCGAGTGGCACTTCATGGATGTCGTCAAGTCCATTACCAACTATGTAACATTTAGTTCCGTCTGGCTTAAAGTAAAGGTCTCTTGGGTGGCCTTCGCCTAAACCTAAATTTAAGGAGTTATCATCTCCCGCTGAAGTATCGACACCGTACCCACCAACTTCAGGTCTCCACGCCCTAATATCATCAGGGTCAAAGGTTGTAGTTAACCCATCAATCCCTACATCTCCTGGCTCCCACTCGCTATTCGTATTGTTCCAGACCAATGCCTGACCGTCACTGGGCGCTGCGGTACTGGTGTCTACATCAGACAGGTCATCTATGCTAGCCGCTGCTATTCGAGCGTCAGCCTTTGCGTTTGTGTACCCCTCTTTGGCTGTATTGGCAGCGACAGCTGAATGGTTTTCTACCCTGGAGTCTGTGTAGTACAGATTTGACGAGCCTTCCGTGAGGTCGTCTGTAGTGGAGGTTGATATATCACCAGCTGGGCCTTGGATACCTTGGATTCCCTGGTCTCCTTGAGGTCCTGTTGCGCCTGTATCCCCAGTATCCCCCTTGTCACCCTTGGGTCCCTGCGGTCCAGTGGCGCCACGTTCGCCTCTTTCTAAGCTGACCGTGACCTTTGCCATTACGCAGTGATATCATCGTTTACGGTAAAGCTACCCTTGAGGACGGTAGTGGTCTTGTTATTTACAGTGTACTGTAGGTCGTAGGTGTATCTGCCAGCAACAAAGTTAGCCATGGTGTCTGCTGAAGCCCTTACTGTTACGTTTCCGCTATCGTCAATATCTTCAAAATTAAAACCTACGTTACTAGATCTGTCTGCGCCTTTTGCTTGATCTCCTTTTGAAAGAGTGCCAGCCACAAGTGTTCCTCTTGTATTTGCTGTCTTTTTGGGGGATCGAACCTGCATAAAGAAGTCGTACTCATCAGTTAGCAAGGCGATGTTATTTCCATCGCTATCCTTAAAATTCAAAGACAGTTCAAAAGTATCACCCTTTCTACAAGTGATGTCTAGTCTTTCTGCTACGTCTAAATTAGCTTTTGTCGCCATTTTAATCCAGTAATGAGTTTACAATATTGTCTACACTGTCACCTGCTGCTGGGAGCTCACCTCGCTTGCCTTGACGCTGAGAAAGAAGCTTGCTCTGCTCTGATGCCTGCTTTTCCACCCTGTCGTCTTTTCTGTCTTCCTTGAGAACCTCAAGCTTTTCTTTAAACTCTTGCTCCTCCGTTCTAAATCCAAGGGTGGCCTGAGCTTTAATGAGTTCTATCTCTTTTCTGAACTGGTGCTTCACTTGTTCCAGTTGAGCCTCCATCTGATTCTTGAGCTGCATCTTCTTTGCTTCCAACTCTGACTCCATTTGCATCTCTTGCATTTTCACCTGAGACGCAAATTGGGCTGCCTCTTGAGCTTGCTGCTTTTGGAGCTGAGAGTTTTGAGTTGCTAGCTCCTGAACTTTCTTCATTCTCTTCTTTCTTCGAAGAACAAGCAGGCGTTCAGCTTGGTTGATATCCTTCATGCCCCTGATGGCAATAGCATCTTCGATATCGATCTCTTTTTGTTGAAGAGACATCTGTATATTTTGCTCCAGATAAGCCCTGTCTTTATCCTCCATTTCTTTGACGACCTGGACCCCAAAGTTGTACATAGGAAGGTCTCTAAATGAAGAAAGAACCGCCATGTTTTCTTTTCCGATTGCATTTTCATACACCTGAAAGAGGACAGACTCCATAGGCAAGATTTGAATGCACTTTACGATATCCTCACACACCTTCTTGAATATAATCATAGAAGCGTTAGTGATGTCATATATAGCGTTGTTTCCAGCAGCAATGGCATTTTGTTGAACGCCAACAAGTGTATCGCCTTTTGGTGTAGAGGCATCCATCATCTCATTGATACCCGTAGTGTCTCGGATCATACGGAGGTAATGGTTGTAAAGGCCGATCAGCTCATTAATGTTGCGAATGCTGTTTCCGATCTCTCGAACTGGTGGGTTCTGGAATCCACCTTCTGGGTTCTTGCTTCTGTAGTAAAAGACACCCGTCTGCTCGTAGATGTCGTGGAGGTCAAGCGGCTGAAGCTCTCCTCCTTTTCCGAGTTGGACATTTTCTAACCCTTCGATGTCTATGATCAGTCCGTCAGGCTTAGCCTTAGCAATAGCCTGCTGAATTTTGAGGTGAGTAAGCTGAAGCATGTCGGCAAACCCAGTGCAGCTGTCTACCATCGACTTAGGAATCATGCTTCGCATGTTTGTAGCTACAGCCGAGTAAGACATACGGGCCTTTGAAAGGTCATGAATGTTCTTAGGGACGTTAGTACACATACCGTAATTGAACAAAATGTCACAACCAGCATCCAAGATGTAACTACCTCTATATACGGTAGTAACGTCCATCATGCTGGCCCCTTCATTGAAGACGTTTCCTTTAACCTCGTCCATCAAAAAACCCTTCATAAAGAAGTTGGTCTTTCCGTATCTGTTTTGCTTTTCTTCGAAGTACATGCAGTCAACTGACAGAAACTCAAAGTCAAGTACATCGACCATGTATTCGTCATAGCCATATTCCTGACGCAGCATTCTATTATTGTAAGAATGACGATTGAACGCATTAGGGTCGTTTCCGTCTTTGTTCTTTACGGATTTAGCGATCTTTTCAAAATCCTCCTCTGAAAGCTCGTGACCAGCAATTCTTTTGAGTTCTTGGATTGTTATGGTCTTTATGTGACCAGCATACGTAAGGTCATTGAGACCTGGGTCCTCTGTGTAACTATGAATAAACCTACACGGATCAATGTATTCCGTTTTTATCCCTTCGTTGGGGTCGTTTGATCTTTTTACGACTGCCATACCCAAAGACACCAGGTCATGAACACAACGTCTGAATATGTTGTCGTTGAAGCTGTTCCATGAAAGCGTCATGTTGGTGCCTATCTGGGCAGCAATCTCAGCGTCAGTTTTAACGTTTGTGCCTATTAATATTTCTGCTTCCTCAAGGGAATCTGGAAGCTTGTCTGGGTCCTGATCAAGAACAATACCTGTCTGTTCCTTTAGCTTCTTTAGGGCTTCCTTTGTTCGGATTTGACGCTCAAGCTTTTGTTTTCGATTGTTTTTCTCTGAAGAGGAAAGAGGATCAACAGCCTCTAGGTTTGGATAGGGCTCTCTGGATAATATTTTATTAGCAACAATCCTAACAAACTTAGGAAGAATGGGAACTGGAGTGTAGTCCAGGTTCAAAAGAGTGCCGTCACCATCATTTGGGTTGAGAGAACGAAGAAGCTTTTTGTAGATATTTGTGTCTTGCGTACCATTAGCGTAATCTCTACTTCTTTCAAAGACTACATTTCTTTTCCCGTAAAGCGAAGTAGCCTGAGTAATTTTTCCCCACTGGGATTCGATTGCCTTGGCATACTCTAACCCATAAGCCATTGATTGCTTTACATCAGTCGTAGCTAAAGGATCTGGAAAAGAGCTTTTACGTTTGTTGTTGGTATTGTGCATGTCTTATGGTCGCTCTACGCATATTCTGCAAATATAGCAAATCCGTCCTAGACCTTATATTTTCTAAAAAACACCTTCTCTGTAAAGTTTGCTTTTGGTTTTTCTTTTGCTTTTTGTGCGGCAAGCAAGGCTAATCCTGAGCTAATCGTCAAGTCAAACTTGGTTCGCTTGTCAATCTTAAATCCAATCCAGTCCTCTAGCGTTTTGTTAAAATACATATTGCCCACCACGCCTGTTTCGTGGTTTATGCCAACGCTTTCGTGAATGTATTTTTCTATGGCTTGAGCGTGAGACTGAATTACATCTTGAGAATTAGAGGGGATACCTTTTGTTTTTACGTTGACATGCGATGAGGAACTCATCAGATGCTTTGGTCGGTCCATTAAGTAACCGTCGTAACCTCTTGATTCAAAGTACCTTGCAATACCATACTTGTTGTTCTCTATAAGAAGCGGATACCCATAGAAGAACGCACACATCAGAACATCTTCATAGAAGATACTTGCCAGATCTGGACGAGAAGCATACTCTACGACAAACATATTTGAAGGGCGATTCATGCTAAACTTGTTGTACATGTGTAAAGCCCCCTTCGATCCCCTTCCGTCTACAGTAGCGTCAAGGTCATAGGAGTCAACTCCTCCGCAACCATAATTGCTAAACGGAGGAACCTTCTTGCCACGCTCTTGCTGGACTATGTTTCTCTCACTAGGATCTGGCATCCAGCTTACTCTAAACCTGCCGTTCGGAGTAGGGGAGAACACAACTTCTTTGTCTTTCTCCTTCCAAGTGAAGTTACCTACCACAACTGGATTGGGGTACAACTCTTCATTGTGTTCGATCTGCTGATAAATCTTACCTATATTAAACAGGCTGCCTTCAATGCTGTCTCTGAAAGCTTCGTCTTCGGTAAATGGAAACTGGCGTGTTACTTCATTAAGCTCAGACGGATTGTCCTTGAATGACCTACGTTCGTTTTTTAAATAAGTCTTGCTGCCGATATCTATAGATTCTGAATCAATACCAGTTATTGACTCTTCTGGATCTTCTACAACAGCATTACCATACTCATCAAAGAACCCCTCTAGGGCTTCGTATGCTGGAATAAAGATGCGATACAGTCCAGAGCGGGTACGTCCGTTGTTGTTTCTTTCATTCGGGTCAGAGTCGTACCACAAGCCTTTGTACTCTTCCCCTCCCTTGTTCATTGGGTTTACTGTACTGCCTACCAGGGCTTTGCCTACTACCTTTTTACCAACGATAAGGCATGTGCGCTCGATACGCCACGCCTCACGTATATCTGTAGGCTTTTCCCATTTGCCCGCCTCATCGAGATACAGAAGGTGCAGCTTTTCACCATCGTATGCGTTGTTCGTGGTGTTTTTCCAGTTGATGACTGTATTCAGTGCATCCCCACGCACGGATGTTTTATTGTTCTTCGTGATACGCTTCGAAGGCTCACGAAAAGCCAACTCCATACGGGGGTTCGTGGTACCGTCCTGGATAGGCTTGAAGAAGAAAGGGTAGCCTCTAAAAATAGAGACCACCTTCTTCATGAAGATGTTTTCCTGAGCGTCTTTACCAGTCTTTGACTGAATGCCCAGAAGCTTTTCTTTAACTTGACTAGCCTCGTCAACAAGGACAGCAGAGCATACATTAGTGTAGCCAGAACGACGACACTTAGTATATAGCTGACCGAAACAACGGGGATCAGCTTCGCAAGCAGCAATG